TAAATCTTTGTCGCCCAAGCGTTTTAATTTTATTGCTGACGATGACGATACAACGGTTGACGGGTTCCTAGCACATGAAGCACAGACAGTAGTTCCTGAGTCTGTCAATGGAACACACAATGAAGTAGACGATGATGGCAACCCAGTCTACCAAGGCATTGACCAAAGTAAACTTGTGCCATTGCTGACAGGTGCATTGCAGGAAGCCATTGCAAAGATTGAAACACTTGAAACAACTGTCGCAGACTTGCAGACACGAGTCACAGCACTGGAGACTCCATAATGTCAGGTTACATCGGAAACATCCCAGTACCACAGGCTACGCAGACTCGTGACAACTTCACAGCCACTGCAAGCCAGACTACCTTTACTACCTCTGGGTACACTCCGGGTTACCTTGACGTATACCTCAACGGTGTACACCTAGACCCTACAGACTACACAGCCACTAACGGCACTGATGTGGTGTTGGCTACTGGAGCTACTGCAGGTGACGTTGTTTCTGTTGTGGCGTTCACTACCTTTGAACTAGCAGGGCCTGCAGGTGCAGGATACTTCCTTGGTGAGAATGGTGCTACAGGCGACACTACGAATGGCCTAGGTGACATCTTCAGGGTGCATGAGAATGCCCTTGATACTGCAGTGACCATTGCCGCTAACACGAACGCATCAGCCACTGGCCCACTGACATTGAATGCGACAGTGACGGTCAACGGCACACTGACGATTGTATAAGGAACTGAGATGGCTTCAGAGCTAATCGTACAAACACTCAAGGGGCCAACTAGCGGGGCCAATGCGAACAAGGTGATTATCCCGTCTGGGCAGACGTTGGATGCGAGTGCGGGTGGGATGACATTGCCTGCGGGTGTTGGTGGTAAACTTTTAAATGTATATCAAGACTTAAACCAAGCAACAGGAAACACTGTTACTACAAGCACATCCTTTATTGCTACAAATTTATCTGTAACTTTAACCCCAGTTTCTGCAAGTAGTAAATTTTTATTAACCACAAGTTTAACCGCAGGTGCAGGATCAGAGGCTGTGCTTGTTACGTTTTATAGGGGTGGTACTAATTTAGGAGATTCTACTAACGGATTTGGTGGTACTGGATATACAGGGGGTCGGGATAATGTGGCTATCAGTTATTTAGATTCTCCTGCTACAACAGCTTCAATAACGTATTCAGTATATTGGCGTTCAAGAGGCGGTGGCTCAATTGAGCTTCCTCCGTGGCCGGAATATCAAACACTTATTGTAACGGAGATCGCAGGATGACAACACTCTATGTAGACAACATCGCCCCGAATCTCCAGAGTAAGATCAGTGCGCCTAATCTGACGTTGCCTAGTGGGTCTGTGGTGCAGGTTGTAAGCTCAACTAAGACTGACACGTTCTCAACGTCAAACACTGCATATACTGCAACAGGACTTTCAGCATCAATTACGCCAAGTTCAACAAGCTCAAAAGTGTTAGTAGTTATTAACGCACAAGTAGGCTTTACTTCAAACGGATACGGAGCTTTGCAATTGTTTCGTGACGGTTCAGTCGTAACCGGATCAATCGGAGATGCCGCAGGATCAAGATTAAGGTCTAGTTCTGGTAACACTATCTATAGTAACGGGACTCTCAATGTAGACTCAATGACTATTACTTATTTAGATTCTCCATCATCAAGCTCCTCCATAACTTATGAGTTATATATGAGGCGTGGTGGTGAATCCGCAACATTATATTTAAATAGATCAGGTAGTGATGCTGATAATGAAAACCATGTTCGTGGAGCATCCTCAATCACACTCATGGAGATCGCAGGATGAGCAGTATAATCAAAGTCGATCAAATCCAACTGGCTGATGGCTCGACACCAACTGCGGCTGATCTTGGGTTGAATGTTACTGGTGGTGTGTTGCAGACAATTATGGTTAACCCTGCAACATCAACAACTGACGTAACATCCAAAACGTGGGTAGAGATATCTTCTAATTTACGAGCTACGATAACCCCTATTAACGCCTCTAATACATTGTTACTTACTTGTACATTTCAGTTTAGTGGGCGAAACACTAATAATATTCAAGCTTTTAAATTTTATAACATTACAGACTCAGCCGAAGTAAACCTGCATACAGGTGACGGGTCGAGGACTCCTGCTCACGGAGGAATAAGGCAAAAGGATTATGATGTAAATGACACTGATGTTGTCACAATCACTACAACTGTTAGTGCAGGATCAACTTCTGCAAGAACATATGGTGTTTACTCGCAATCAGAACGCTCAGCCGCATCGGCAATTACTAAGACTTTTTTTGGTAACCCTAGTAATGATCCAGCTTTAGTAATTGTTAGACCGTTATTTACTATTCAAGAAATCGCAGGCTAAAGGAGAAACACATGGCAAGCGTATCACAGGCTTTATCAGAGCTTAATATTACAGAATGGGTTCTCCGTGGAGAGCCTACAACAGAAGCAGAGTTCAACGAAATGTTCCGCAAGGTCACTGGAGCAGACGCTAATGGTAGTGCCATTGAGTCAGCTAACTCAGCAGACTGGGGCGTAACGTGGACTCAGGTATCAGCCAAGCAAGCAGAACTCACAGCGGCAGAGCCTATGAAGGCATTGCGTGAAGAGCGTAACCGCCGTATTGCCGCTACTGACTGGTGGGCATCATCTGATCTCACAATGACTGCTGAACAGACTGCATACCGTCAGGCACTGCGTGACATTACAGACAGCGCAACTTCTTTAGATGACGTAACTTGGCCTACAAAGCCGGAGTAAGAGATGACTCGTGCAAGAGACTTAGCCAACGTAGCAGATGACGTATCAACCGGTACGGTGGTGACCACTGCATCTCCATCGTTGGGGCGCAGGAATCTCATCATCAACGGTGCGATGCAGGTGGCACAGCGTGGGACGAGTGCAATTACAGCAAGTGGAACCACACAATTTCCTGTGGATAGATTTGGTATCCAACAAGTAGATGTTGGTGGAAGTTTTACAGCACAACAAAGTTCTACTGCTCCAGAAGGCCACTCAAAATCTGTCGTTATTACGGTAACGGGGACTGGCACACCATCAGGAGGTGATCGGGCGATATTATCTCAACACGTTGAAGGCTTAAATTCTGCTCATTTAAATTGGGGTACAGCTAACGCAAAAACTGTGACTCTTTCTTTTTGGGTCAGATCTAGTCTTACTGGAACTTTTGGTGGTGCATTAAGCAACAGCAGTGTCAATAGGGCATATCCTTTTACTTATTCTATATCCTCCGCAGACACTTGGGAGCAGAAGACCGTAACGATTTCTGGGGATACTTCTGGTACATGGCTAACAACAAATGGTGTTGGAGTTAGGGTGTACTTTGGTTTAAGTGTTGGCCCAGACAAGAGTGGAACTGCCGGAACATGGGCTAGCGCAGACTATCGTTCTGCAACTGGAGCGACAAATTTACTGGGTACTAATGGAGCAACCTTCTACATCACCGGAGTCCAACTAGAAGTCGGCTCTGTTGCGACACCTTTCGAGCATCGCTCATACGGGGAGGAGCTTGCGTTGTGTCAGAGGTATTATCAAAGTTCCTACAACACGGGTGTTTCTCCGGGGTCTAGTGTTGACGAGTTTGCAGGAAGTAACGGCGGACAAGGTGTTTATCATGCGTTTGGTACTAATGTTAGCGGCGGTGTAGCAAGTTCAATAGGAAGTTTTGTAACACAAATGCGTACTAGACCAACAGTTACTGTATATGATCACAGTGGAAATTCAGGCAAAATAACAACTTTTGATTCTGGCAGTAGCTCAACCGCCAACCAGTCATACAATGCAGTTAGGCAAAGTCAAAGACAGATTATTGTACGAACTTATCAGAGTTCTATTTTTGGTTTTGAATACCTTTATGAAGCGGATGCGGAGCTATAAATGGAACAGATGAATATTACATCAGCGCAGTACACTGCTGACATATCTAGCAGTAGTCATACCGGAATTGAAATAGTCATCGACGGCATCACCATGTCAGTCCCACTAGACCCTGCCAACCGCCACTACGCAGAAATCATGCGTCAGGTTGAGGCGGGTGAGCTAACCATACAAGAAGCAGACAGCTAAGGACGGAGTGTGAAAGAGATGGCAACAGAAAGCACTAAAACTTTAGTAGACGGTTTAAGTGTAGTCACTGTAGTAGGAACGATAGGTGAACTGTTGCCTCCGATGGCGGCGTTGTTTACATTAGTA